GCCGACGCGCTGCACACGCACACCGGCACCCCGGCCGCGGAGCGCATCGCCAACTCCATCACCTGCGGCGAGGACCTCGCCCTCGGTGACCCGGTCTACTTCAGCGCAGCTGACACCGTGAGCAAGGCCGACGCGGACAAGGCCACCCCAGCGAAGGCGAAGATGATCGGCGTGGCTTCGGCTGCGGCGACCAACGGAAACCCCGCGACGATCATCTCCTACGGAGACGAGGTGGCGGGCGCTGGCTCCGGGTGGACCGTTGGCAGCATCGTGTATGTCGCCACGGGCGGCGGGCTCACGCAGACGCGGCCGAGCGGCGGCGACTACGTGATCATGGCCGGCATCGCTGCGAGCGCGACGGACCTGTTCGTCCTGCCGCAGTACATGGGCAAGGCTCCGTAAGGGGCTGGTGACCTCGGAGGGGTCTGATGGCTGATCGAGTAAAACCACTGAAGTTCGAGAGCCCCGACAGCGGCGGCACTGAGCTTGATGAGTTTCAGACCAGCCTGGACCCCTCCGAGGACCATCTCGATGCTCGCGGCGTCTTCATCCAGAACGACACCAGCGACGACGAGGCCGTTCACGTTACGCGCGACGCGGGCGGCAACATGCAGTTCAAGGACGCGCAGAACACCACCTACAAAACCCTCACCGAGCTGCTCGCAGGGAGCGGCGGGCTGACCGAGTCGGCGCATCGCACCCTGCGGCAGCTCATCCATTTCATCGACGACGGACCGGCCGAAGGGTTCGTGAGCGGAGCGTATCGCGAGGTGCTCCCCGCTGGCGACCCCTTCCCCACCAGTATCATCTGGTACGAGGACGGGACCAAGGCGAAGAAGATCGTGGAGCTTGCGCTCACCTGGAGCGGCCCTGTGACCACGCAGGAGGTGTGGAGGGTCTACGATACGGACGGCTCGACGGTGCTCGCGACCGTCACCGACACCATCACGAACAGCGGCATCTTTGAGACCAGCCGCACAAGGGCCATCGCATGAGCAAGTTCTCCCCGGCCTCCGTTCTGTATGGCCTCGTAGGCGCAACGTGGCGCGCTGTCACGGTCATTGAAGACGGGTCCGAGTATCTACTGCGGTCTGCTTCCAAGGCCGCACAGAAGGCGGACACGTCGCTTCACTACCTGGGCATCACCAACGCGGGAGGGCTTCGCTCTGCGTTGGAAGACGCGGCGGGCAATGCGCTCGCCTCGGTGCAGGACGGCAGCTCGTGGCTGCTGCGCGCTGCCTCGAAGGTTGCGCTTCAGGACACGACGCTGAAGTACCTGACGATGAATGCTGGCGGGAGCATCGCGGCGACGCTCTACGACAAGAGCGGCAACCCCATCGCCTTCCCTGTCGGCACGTCAGACGCTGGGCTGTGGGTTGAGGACTACGTCAGAAACGGCAGCAGCGACGACCTTCTTGTTGACGGGTCATCGACCCCCGTCTCGTTTTCCTACAACGCTGACGCGAGCAAGGACATCGCGCTGAACGCCATCACCATCGCACTGGTGTCGAACACCCTGTCGTTCGGTGCTGAAAACCTTGGTGCCGTCAACGCGCTAACAAACGGTGTCGAGATATCAATCGACCAGGGCGGCAACTCCGGTGTGCTCGCCATCATCAAGCAGAACGAGGACTTCCTGCACGTAGCAACGCCTGGCGGCTTCCAGCTGCTGTTTGCGAACAAGGACGTGATCTCGGCGATCATCAGCCTTGGCGGCGGAGTGGTTCTCGAGGCTGGGTCATCGGACAAGGTCACGGTCAAAATTCAAGACGACCTCTCGTCGGCGGGCGACTATTTTCGTGCGTCGGTGCAGGGGGTGAAGGAGGCTTAGATGCCACAACGAGTATTCGGAACCATCGTCCAGGAGCTTCAGATCGCCGACGGTCTGGTGCAGGCGGACAACGACCTCACCATCGCCATCGGCGCGTTCCCCTACGAGGTGGACGGCGACAAGAAGCGCTTCAATGGCGTGACCAACCGGGCGGTGACGGACGACCAGGTCAACTACGTCTCCCTCGCGAAGGGCAGCGGGCTGACCATCGGAACCGAGTGGCCGAACGTGAGCCACATCAAGCTGGCGCGCGTGGTCGCTGCCGACGGCCTCATCCAGCAGATCATCGACGAGCGCGTGTTCCTGTCAGGCACGCTGAACCAGGACCCGCAGTATGCCTCCGATGAGAGCGAGGACACCGAGGACGCAGGCACCTGGACCCAGAAGCTGAAGCTGACCACAAGCGAGCTGCCGGCTGGGACCTACCTCGTGCAGTGGTCGGCGGAGATGAAGCACAGCAACACCACGCTCGGCAACTACTGCAAAGCGCGGGTCACGATGGACGACGCCACCGAGATCGGTCAGAGCATCTGGCCTTATTCGGTGTGGCACGACTTCGGTGGGTTCCGGGTGTACGAGGTCGGGAGCGGTGGTTCGGCGCACGAGATCGACATCGACTTCCGCATGCATGGCGGCGGCGTCGCCTCCATCCAGCGAGCGCGCCTCATGGTGTGGCGAATCGCGTGATGGTGGAGTGATGCATGGCTCGGCAGATCTACGAGAGCGTTCCGGCAGTCGACCAGCTGCCGGTTTTTGAGCCCGATGGTATCGACAAGCACTCAGGGCTCACCGCTGGAGACTTCACCGTTCTGGTCTGGCAGAACGGCGTCGAGCGCACTGGTTTTTCCGTTGCCATCAACGAGATCGGCGACGGCGAGTACAAGGTCGCCTGGACCCCAGACGGGACGGGCTTCTGGCTCATCGAGGTGTCGAACGCGTATAATGACGAGAAATGGTCGGGAGAGTACGACGTGGTTAAGCCCGTCTTGCTCGGCATCACATGACGACGCGCTACATCCCACCGGATGGCATCGCCTACGCGGCTGTCATCTTGGACCGCCCCGCTCCTCCGGGCGGGCTCGTGGTGACCTTGGAGTCGCTCGACACCGGGGTCTGCACGGTGCCTCCGAGCATCACGCTCGAGGAGGGCTGGATCGGTGGGCAGTTCCCCGTGACCTACGTCGCGGTCGGAGCCACCCAGGTGCGCGCTTCGCTCGATGCCGTGCAGGTGCTCCTCGACGTGAGCTGTGCTGGGACCGTTCCGTCCATCCGTCCGCAGCTGGCCTCGATGTCCCTGGTGGAGATCAGGCCCGATGCGGTTGGTGGCTTCGACGAGAGCCCGCGTCCGGCCGCGGAGTCGGCCGTGTCGCTGCGCCCATCTGGGACCGGGCAACCAGTCCAGGAGGACGCGCCGAAGCCCCGTGTGGCCAAGACGTTGCGACCTAAGCCGTATTTCGCAGGAGAGTAGGCGATGGCCATCATCAAGATCAAATGGAGCGTGGAAGAGCTGGCGAACGTGATGACCCAGTTCGACACGCAGAAGGTCTACCGCGCCGCTTCGCAAGGCGGCACCTACAGCGAGATCACCGGCCCCGGGACCCGCGTCGACCTCGTCGCAGGGCAGACCGACTACTACTTCGACGACCTCACCGGGGACGACACCTACTGGTACAAGGTCAGCTATTTCCACACCGGCACCCTGCTCGAAAGCGAGCTGTCCGATGCCATCCCGGCGACTGGCGGCGGCAACTACGTGTCGGTGAAAGACATGCGGGACGAGGGCGTGGACGAGAGCGCCTACGATGACGACCGGGTCATCCAGACCATCAAGCTCGCTGAGTCGTTCGTGGAGCGCGTGACCGGGCGCTGGTTCTACCCGAGGCACCTTTCGCTGCGCGTCGATGGAACCGGCAGCGATGTGCTCCCCGTTGGTCCTGCGATCATCACCATCGAGGAGGTCCGCGTTCTCTACGAGCCTGCTGCCGGCTACCCGAGCATCGACTACAACGAAATCGACGTCGGTGCCATCCGCATCTACAACAGGCACCTGACCCAGGGGCTCCGCGAGCCAGACGACCGAGAGGCCCCGAAGCTCGTCTTCGAGGACTACGACCTCGCCACCGTCGCGAAGTGGTGGAAGGGCTCTCAGAACGTGGTGCTCACCGGCTACTTCGGTTACACCCAGCTCGGACCCTACGACGAGGTCGGCGAGACCGCGGAGTACTCGCAGGTGCCGCTCAACTACGGCAGCTGTCCTCCCGAGATCAAGGACGCGGTGAAGCGCATCGTTGCGCTCTGGCTGCCGCAGCGCGCCGACCTCGACAGCATCGACGACTCGACGCGCCGCTACGACATCGCTCGCATCAAGACCCGCGACCAGGAGATCCAGTATTCGGCGCGGGCGAGCGCTGGTTCGAGCCGCGTCTCCTGGGCGACCGGCGACCCGAACATCGACGTGCTGCTCGCAGCGTTCCGGCGACCGCCGAGCCTGGGGGTGGTCTGATGGCGCGCGGCCGACTGCTCTTCTGGCTGTGGGCTGACATCGCTCGGCTCGACACCGATGCCACCGAAACGGCTGGTGGCTACGACGATGACTTCCGCGAGACGACCCTGTCCGACACCGACGACGACGGGCTCGGCGACCAGAGCGGGCGCGTCGAGATGGCTACCATCTCCGTGAAGGCGCAGCTCGAGACGGACCGGCAGGAGCTTCAGAAGATGACCGGCACCGGGGACGTCACCGAGACGGAGCTTGGCATCGTGGTTCACATGAAGGACATCGAGGAGCTGGGCTACGTTGAGGCGAACGGCGACCTCAAGATCCGCAAGGCCGACCGGCTCGTCCGCATCAGGAACAAGATGGGCGCGACCCGGATGGACTTCTCCCGCGTTCCCATCTACGCGACGCACGTCCAGCGGCTCAACGCCTGGCTCGGACACGACTCCAACCTCGCCCTCATCACGTTCGGCAACCGGCCGAGAGGGAGGGCCTGATGCTGAAGCTGACCGGGCAATGGCAAGAGGCCATCAAGACAACGGCAACGATGGCGCGCAACGCGAAGGTGGCCAGCGACAGGGCGGTGCGAGACGAGGCGCTACTGCTGGTGCGGATGATCCACGAGGTGTTCGTGAAGCAGGGGGCAGCAGGGAAGAAGTGGGCTCCCATCAGCTTCATGACCAGGGAGCTGCGCAAGAACGCCTCGAAGGCCGGCAAGGGCTCCAACTTCAAGGGCACCAAGGCTCTCATCAGAAGCGGCTCGCTGCGGCGGTCTGTGACCTGGGAGCGCATCGAGAGGGGGAAGTACTTCGTTGGTGTGCATCGCAAGGCCAAGGGCTCCGACGGCAAGTCGATGGTCAACGTCGCAGCGGTTCACGAGACCGGAACGACGCTCATCCCGATCACCGAAAAGATGCGCCGTTACTTCATGTTCCTTTTCATCAAGGGGGCCATCCCCTTCATGTGGCCACCGAAGGGGAAGACCTTCATCGTGATCAGGCAGCGCTCGTTCCTCGCTTCGAGCTGGAAGGAGTTCTCGAAGAAGACGAAGGAGCGCACTTACGCGCGCTGGGTCAACTACATGACCGGCGCTGGCAAAATCAAGACCACCAAGGGAGGGAAGTAGGATGACCGTGCCGCAGATCTACACCCTCTCTCCGACCAGCGGGCTCGCCAGCGGGAGGCAGCGCGTTCTCGTGAACGGCAACTACTTCAGGCTGCCAACCGCGCCATCTCCGCTCGCCCCTCCAGGAGAGCTTCTTCCGACGGTGTCCGTGACCTTTAACGGGCGCGAAGCAGACCTCGTCGCGGTTCTCAGCTCCACACGATTGGTCGCGGTCACCCCGGCGTTCGACGGGCACCCGAGCACCCTCCCGGCCGACGTGGACCTGGTCATCACGAACCTCGACGACGACGGCAACCCGGTGCCAGGCGAGAGCGCAACCCTCGCTGGGGCCTTCCGCTTCGAGCGCCCCGACCTCACCAACGACACCGCGCTGACGTGGATCTCGCGCTATGTGCTGCGGGACATCCGGCGAAACGTCATCGATAACGTGGCGATGGCCAGCAGCCCGGACTGGTCTGACGACCCGGCGACGGCTGTCGCAGCCATCGCGGAGCTTCCGGCCGTGCTCCTGGAAGGCCCAACGCTCTCGCCGAACGCGTTCTACAACTACAGCGACGTGCGAGACGGCGACTTCAGCGATGCCGTCGCTCAAAACGCCTCGCCCTTTACGGCAGACTTAGAATGGGATATCATCCTTCTTGCGCGACGTAAGACCGAAGCGCTGAACATGTGCGACATCGCTTTGCGCTACTTCAGACGCAGACCGATGTTCGCGTTCCCTGTGTCGCCTTCCGACAGCACCCTGGTGGAATGTCGGCGGTTCATGGGGGACTGGCGGGCGGTTGATCGGTTCGACGACCAGGTGTTCGCCTTCGAGTCTACGTTGCGGTTGGAGGCGCTCGTGTTCGACGACACCGATGGTATGCCCGTTGACGAGGTCCTGACCTACGCGGTCGACGAAACCGAGCTGAATATCAGCGAAACGGAGGACGCCGATGCCTAAGAACATCGAGCTGGTTAATGTTAGCAAGCGACCCTTCACCTTCAACCTGCCGCACCACATCTACTGCGCGGAGGCGGGCGAGTGCCGATGCACTTGGACCGACCTCATGACGCGGCAGCAGGTGCGCCACGGGGTGGTGTCGAAGGTCAAGCGCATCCGAACCCCGGCTGCGATCACTATCCCAGGACGAGGAACCACGCCAGGGCTTCATCCGGCCGTCAAGAAGGTCCCGGAAGTTAAGGCCGCTCTGCAGCAGAGCCCACGGCGTCTGATGATCAAGGGAGGCTAACATGACCGAGCTACTGTCTGCAGATGTCATCATCCGCGAGCAGCCCCCGGCGACCACTACCCCACCGTCGCTCCCGACGGCGGTGTGCGGAATGGTCGGGGTGGCTAAGAAAGGACCCTTCGGGAAGAAGCTGATCACCAGCTGGGACGAGTACGTGAGGTACTACGGCAGCTGGGACGCCAACAGCGACATGACGCTCGCGGCTTACGGCTTCTTCCAGAACGGTGGGCGACAGCTCTACGTGTCGCGCATCGTTCACTACACCGACCCGAACGACGCTGGTACGAAGACCTCGGCCGCGTCGTCGGCAACGCTCACCACCACCGGGGCAGCGACCCAGGGCGAGGTGGAGAGCGGCAACGCAGAGCCGTTCGAGCTTGTGGCTGGCGGCTTCCTCGACCTCTCCGTCGATGGCGGTGGAACCGAGCAGGCGGTCTTCGATGCCGCGGCTGCGGCTCGCACCGGCAGCGGCGGCTCCTACCCCACCGGCTTCACGGGTGGCGAGGACCTCCAGGTCAAGATCGACCAGGGGACCACGCAGACCGTGGCCTTCAGCTCCGGGGCTTCCCTTCTCGCGGACGTCATCGCCGAGCTGAACGACCCGGCCACCGGGCTCAACGGCTGCACGGCCGACGACAACGGCGGCGAGCTGCGCATCACCAGCGACAAGGAGGGCACCGGCTCTTGGGTGGAGATCGTTGGCGGCTCCGCAGCGGCGACGCTGGGCATGGCTGTCGGCGCGACCCAGGGCACCGGAGACGTGGCGAACATCAAGGCCGTCACCGCTTCCGAGGTGAAGACCCGCGTCGAGGCTGACACCACCGCGCAGGTGACCGTCGAGAGCGGCGGAACCTTCAAGATCAAGACCCCGACCGTCGGCGACACGGGGTCCATCCAGGTGCTGGCGTCTTCGGACCTCGATGACGCTGCCTACTTCGACCTGGACAACGCCGTCCACAGCGGCACCGCTGCGGGCGCTGGCAACACCGCGACCGTCGACGCGAAGACGGACGGCGCTCACGGCGACAGCCTGAAGGTCCGCATCGCGGCGGCGACCAGCGGCGACAGCGACGAGTTCAACTGGTACACCCTCGACGGCGATGTCGTGGAGGAGTTCTGGCCGAACCTGTCGACGGACCCGAACGCCACCAACTACTGGGTCACCGTCGTCAACCACATGACCACCGGCTCCGACCTGGTGGTGCTCACGGACCTGCTCGCTGGTTCGCCACCGAACAACCGACCGGACAACGGCGACTACTCTCTGAGCGGTGGAAGCGACGGGCTCACCAGCCTGAGCGACAACGACTTCATCGGCACCGACGCTGGCGGCACCGGCATGTACGCTCTGGACGACGTCGAGGACCTGACCATCCTCTGCATCCCCGGGCGTTCGACGGCGGCGGTTCACCAGGCCATGCTGACCTACTGCGAGGTCCACCGGGACCGGCAGGCGGTCGCCATCCTCGACTCGGTCGAGGGGCACGATGCCGAGGCTTGCCGCGACTACGTTCGCAGCACCGCTGCCATCTACAACCTCTCGGAGCACGGCGCGTTCTACTGGCCTCGCATCAAGGTGCTCAACCCGAGCGAGACCGAGTTCACCAGCGACGAGAACGGGCTGATCGTCGTTCCCCCGTCCGGGCACGTCGCGGGCGTATGGGCGCGCACCGATCAGCTCCAGGGTGGTGTGCATCAGGCCCCGGCCGGACCCGAGCGAGGCGTCATCTACGGCTGCCTGGGCTTCGAGACAGAGGAGGTGCTTCGCAAGCCGAAGCGCGACCTGGTCTACCCTGCGAACATCAACCCGATCACCACCTGGGCCGGCGTGCCTCGGCACATCGACGGCAACCGCACGCTCAAGACCGACGGCCTCTTCGGAACCATCGGCGAGCGCCGCGGGATGTCCTACATCGAGCGGTCCATCAAGCTGCTGCTCTCCTACGCGCGGCACACGAACAACACCAAGTCGCTGCGCCGTCGCGCCGAACGCGACTGCGAGCTGTTCCTCCTCGGCGAGATGCGCAACGGCGCGTTCGCTTCGGACGACCCGGACACCGCTTTCTTCGTGAGCTTCTCCGACGCACTGAACCCGCCCTCGGTGGTGAAGGCCAAGAAGCTCCGCGGCAACATCGGTGTGGCGAAGGCCAAGCCGACGGACTGGGTCATCATCGACATCTCCGAGGACACCCGGGCGCTCGACGAGGAGCTGGCTGGTTAAGCCGGAGGAGGTACGAACATGGCACTCACTGGAAGCGCGCGGCCGGTCAACGTCCGCTACAAGTTCACCATCGAGGTCGACGGCTTCACGTCGTTCGCCTTCAACAAGATGGGCGAGCTGTCCTACGAGGTGGCGCAGATCGACTACTTCGAGGGCGGCGCGGTCACCCCGCTCAAGATCCCTGGCAGGGTCACCGTTTCCGACGTCGAGCTTTCGCGCGGCGCTGGGCTCGACCAGGATATGTACAACTGGGTCAAGCAGGTCATCGACCTCGTGAAAGGCGGAGGCCTGCAGCAGGAGGACTACAAGCGCAACTTCGACCTGGTGCAACGCGACCGCACCGGCGCGGAGGTGTTGCGGTGGTCTTGCAAGGGAGCCTGGCCGAAGAAGTTCGTCGCGGGCGAGTGGGACAACGACAGCGACGAGGCTGTCATCCAGTCCCTCTCGCTGGCCATCGACACCTTCGAGCTGGTTCAGTAGACCGCTATCGGGGTGCCCTGGCGCTGATGCTGGGGCACCCCGTCGTTAATGTTAGGAGCATGGCGCTGTGCGCCAGGAGGTAGCGATGAACGTTAAGGAGATCGAGTGCCCCTCGGGCCTCAAGGGTGTTGTACGAAAGCTGAAAGTCTCCGACCTCGACGTCTTTGCAGACAGAAACCTGATGAAGCGTGGAGGGGCGGCGCTGGAGGCCGAATTGGCAAGTCGCATCTGGCAGGAGACCGTCGAGCGCGGACCATACGTTTTCGATGGCAGCCGTCCGCCGTGGACCACCGACATCCTGCAGGGCGACCGATTTTACGCCATCATGCAGGCGCGCATCCTTACCCGGGGCAGCGACTACGAGTTCGACATCACCTGCGACAACCCCATCTGCCGGAACAAGTTCCGCTGGGGGTTGGACCTAGAAGACCTCCCGGTCGTGAAGCTCCCCGATAGCTCTCGGGAAGCCCTGATGGCAGACAACCGCTTCATGACTGAGCTGGAAGCGTGTGGCGACAAGGTGTTCTGGGCGCTGCCGACTGGTCGCATCCAGAAGC